TATAAAAGGGGCAAGCCCACAAAAAACAATGGACTTGTTTTAAGCGAGCATTGCTCGGAAACCGAAGTTTCCCCACTCTGCCAAAAGTGGATGAGCTTTCATGTCTTAAGATCCCTTAGGCACTAACTTTCTCTGCCTATCGTCGGGTTCGCACCGATAATAATGTACAATGGGATTGTATGACGACACAATCATACTAATAATATTAAACTGTCTCCAAAGTCTGCGCCATTGGATAAACCTGCCCATTTATCGTTTGTTCATAAAAATACGTATCAGATGGGAAGGTATTAGAGGCAACTGAGCCCGGAGGAGATGGAAACAGCGGAGGATTCTTATACGCCGATTCAGATTGCCTACCAGCGCTAAAATACCGGAGTGATGAATAAGAGGCTAAAGCTGTATCGACTGGTGTAATACCACCAGGGTCACCAACAATAGTATTATATGTAAAATGACCGAGAAGAACTATATGAGGAACATTGGCCAAATAGTACAAGGAAAAATCCTTGCCAGGTCTAACATGTCTCTCCAAATAAGTAATAGCACCACGCTCGTCAAGAAACTCATCAGGGGTAGTGTTTGCAAAAACTGACTCATACTTCACTGCGTGAGCCTGAACGCCTCTCGTATTATTTAAAACAAGATCATTCTTAATAAAACGGGAATTGACGTAAAAAGGCACTTCAACCTCAATAACTGGCTGTTGCCGAGAAGTGGTTACATGAGTTCCATCGAAAGTGTTGGCCATCATGAGATCACTCTTGGTAACAGTGTTAGCTAACTGAATCAGACTAGGTATGCCATAATCAGGGATTGAAGGATAAGTCAAAGGATCGAACCAATTTGGAGGCAAAACCTGTTGGGCCCCAGTTTGAATCGAACCGTTCAAGGCTTGAGCTTCTGCCAACCCCGAAACCCCGTTAACACCGGCGATGGGAGCACTAGTGGAATTAAAAACCCTACAACTGGCTTGGCTCCAATACCCACCATAAGCTGGCATAGCATTAGCGACATCCAATGTATCCTCACGAGTTTGCGCAGCCGTAGTATTGCCAGTCCACGAATTTCCAGAAATAACCCCACTATCTGGTAAACGCTTGACTGACATTATTTTGGATCCCTGAACATTTAAAGATGTACGGTTTCCATCCAACACATATTTGTTGTTAATGGCACCCTTACGTCCAATAAACATTCTGGTAACAAAATGAAGCATGGTAACTTTTCCTGGATTCACTCGAAGCAATTCAGCGGTATCCACTGGTTCAGTTTCCGTGGGAACAGTCAATACAGGTGCAGC